TACGTTACAGTTACTTCTTTATTCACATTTGAATTAATTGTAGCCAGTATATTAAACTCATTCTGGCCAGCTTTTTCATAATACACATATAGTTTTCTAAAATACTTATTTTCTGTGGTAGCCGCTATTTCTGGGGTTTCTAAATAACATGGTAATACTTCCCCACGATATGTCGTGTCATTGTACATTTTTTCGACTATCCCTGCATTTTTTTGTGCTACGTATAGTTCATTCTCAATAATGCCATAAATCCAGTATGTTGGCGTATATGATGCTGTGTTAATAAAATACTTTGTCCAGCCATTGATTCTAATGTCATAAACATAAGTAAATGATTCTGCGATTAAATGGTATTTGTAATCATAAAAAGCGGCATGTAATGGGTTATCAATTAACTGATTTTTTAAATCTTCTTTATCAATCTGCATTGAAAAGTTATTGGTAGTTAGGTTGTCAAAACTGGTGCTAAGGTTAGTAGCAATATTACCGCTAAAAATACGTACATCATACAAATTAGATACAAACATAATACCGCCTTGCAATACGTCATTTTCTGGTATTCTAGCAATACTAAATCCATCAATACATCCGACATTACTTGTTGTCTGCCTTACCTTTGTAACTAAACCTGTGGTATCACATAAATAAATATGCTTTTCTGAAAAAACAACTATTTGGTCGTAGTCTTCAATTAATCCAGTTAATTTGGAATTATCGTTACCCACGCCTGAGACATCGGTTACACCTGACGTATTAAAAAACACTTCTGTTTCAATTTCTGTTACATATAAGTAATTTGGCCTATTCTGATTGACTGCACCGATTAATTTTTCATCTTTAACAGTAATAAACTGCGGTTTAGGGCATGAGCTGTTAATTGTTGGTATCGTTGCCCCTAAACTACCATCTGGGGTGTTATCGCTATACGATAATGTGGTATTGTCTGTAATTGTAGTAACAAGTTTTAATATGCTACCGCCAGCCTCAGTTCTATATATTTTTCGTTCTGTACAGTTAGAAGCTCCAACAGGAATATCTAAATCTATGGATTTACTTGATACATTTACGGGATTGCTAATCGTTCCTAAAATTATCTCTACGCCTGATACCACATAGGTCATAGCATAAAAATAGTCACCTGTTAGTACACCAGCTACTAATAAGTCTTTGGCCGTTGGTGCACCCATTTCTTTAACGTAGGTACCGTCATAAACTAATGGGTAGTCTTCACCATTAGATATGAACAATTTGTCATTTAAAATATCAAAGGTACATTTATGCCCTGCCGTTAATCCAGTATAAACAGTTACTGGTGCCGTTAAAAAATCTTTAATAATTGACCCACCTTGCACAATTATTTTTTGACTTTGAAACTGACCGTTTGCATCAACAAATCTAAAATCAAAAAAGCCGTCTATCTGGTCATTGCCTACATTGTATTCAACTGACGGGGCTTGAATAGCACTAGCCCCAGTGATCTTATCGTAGTTCATATTTTCAATATTGTAGAAATAATCGGCATCAATAAACTTTCTGCCTTTATCGTTTCTTAACCCTTTACTTTGTGAAACTTCAATTTCAAACATTAAAACTCAAGCCCTACGCCATCTCTTTCCCATTCATATGAACCAGTAATATTTGAACCACCCACAACATCGGAATAACCTTGTTCAATATCCACCTTGGCTTGCTGATAAAACGCTGACGCATCAATCTTATAATTAGCTGCTCGTTCTGCATCAATTTTAATCAATAGCTTATAAACGACTAAATCAGTTATAGGCTCTACATGTTCGTCTGGGATTTCCATTTCTTTATCTAACTGTTCTTGAGAAATATTATCGTTTTCATCAACTGTTATCACAAAGTGTTTACGTCTATATTGCAATACAAAATTATTCTCTGTTACGGTATCCGTATCGTTGTGTGAAGCTGCCGTTGTCCCCTCAATTCCACGTTCACATCCAGTAAATGACGTACTGGTTTTTTTAGTGTAGCGTATCTTTTCATTATTAATAGTAAACCGCCCATTTAATTGTGGAAAACTATCAGTGTTATCCACATTAATGGTAGTATCCGTATCTGATATTGAACCATTTAATGTAACCGTTCTTGGGTTAGTATCGTTATCTGGGAAAATACTAATTTCTTTATTCCATACATTAAAGAATCTAGGAATACCAGAATAGCTACCATAGGGAAATTCAGTATTCACCATATTTAAATCTTTAAAATTTAATGGGTATTTTTGCCCACCACGCCATACATAAGCAAACCGATAGGCTTGTGATCGTATTGCGTCTGTTGGGGCTGTTACTAGCCTATTATCTGATTCAAACGGTGTACTGAATGTCCCTTCAATACCTTTAGTTGTTGACGCATATATATCTAATGCATTTTTAAGCTGTGCAACGATACTTTTATTAGTAAAAGTAGCATCAGCACTTTTATTGTTTAAATCGTCTGAATCGCTTAAACCAAAATTAATTCTATCTAATACGTCACTTACTAACAATTTTTATACCAATGACCCGCTGTACCAATTATCGATCTGTGTTTTTTCTTCGTCTGACGCTTCCACGCTATACTGGGAATTGGCACGTAAAACATCAATAGAATCACGTAATCGTGACTTGATTAAGTTTTCTAAATCTAATTTTTCTTGATCTAAATTGTCAAAATCAGCACCATTTGCTTGTACGCTTTCCCATTGTGATTTCAACTCTACGTTATTTTTATTTACCTCTAAACTCATTTTACACTCCTTTTTAACCTAAATACTGTATATTTATAATCGAATTTGCCTTTAATGTTAATCCCGTTAAAGTATCACCAAAAGTATCAGTATCTTTAGCTACATTTAACCGTAATCGCATTTTATCATTAGCTGACACTGAAATAATAGCGGAATTGGTGATGTTGCATAAATGCCCTTTATCATCTCGTCTGGTATAGCCATACCCCTCACCATAATCACTGGTAAAAGCTGTTGTTCCAGTTTGTAATAAAATTCGCCAAACAACCTCTCGCCCATAATTAACTTGTTCCCCAATAATGGAGTAGTTAACTTTATAAGCCCCTGCTTTTAAAAAAGTAAACTCCCCTAAGGTGTTATCATAACTATATACGGTTGTATTTGCTAATACTGAAGTAGGAAACAATAAGTTGTATGCTGTTGTTACAGTACCAACATAATCTGAGCCTAAAGTTCGTGCAATATAGCTATTAGCACCTGTGGTTAATGATTGAATTGTATCTAGTGAAGTGATTGACTGCCCTGCATCTTGAGTAAAGGATTGTGTCGGGTCATTATACCTAGCACTTGCCAGTGTTCCACTTGTAATATTATCGGCATTGGTTTGATCTACATTTTGAACATTGCTCAATCCAACATCGGCATTGGTTAGATTTAACGCTGACTTTAAATCAGTATCAATGTCTATATCCTCGGGGTCGCCTGTTCCTGCTGATACTCTACCCTTTACAGTACCCGTTGCCATGTTAGTAAGGTTTTGATTATCAACGACATCATTTGATATTGTTAAAAAGCCTGCCCCAGTTACTTCGCCAGTATGCGTTGCATTAGTAACCTTTAAATTATTAGCGGCAATGTCACTTTCCATTGTGTCTAAATTTACCGGTTGAGTTACAGTGATTTGTGTTAATTTATTTCGTTCCCCTACCGTAATAATTGCCCCAGACCCAGCGCTTGTGACATCATTTAATTCAGTTACACTATGCGTACTTAAATCTGTAATATCAGTAGGTTTATTAAGTATCTGGGCGTCACCTGTTGTTGCATCCCAATCTGCATTTACATTAACTTCTGCGCCAGCTTCAATACCTGTTAATTTTGTTTTTTCTGCATCCGTAAATGCGTTTGTGTCTGCATTTGATTCATATTCTGTTTTAATTTCGCTTGCTGTTTGGTCTGCTGTCGCCCCAGGCTCAATCCCATCTAGCTTTGTTTCATCCGTTGCCGTAAAATGAACATTGGTTGTTCCAGCAGTAATATTATCTAAAGTATCAGTTGATTTTTGAAAACTATCTAATATTCTTGAATCGTTACCTTCTGCAACGGTTCCTAATGTTGTTCCAAAATTTTTATTAAAAGCGGTGTTTTCTGTAAAGTCATCTTTCTTATTATCTAATTCACTTTGTAATCCATCAATATTTGAAATTATATGATTGTGCGAATCGTCTACAACTGTGACATTCCCGCTTCCGTCTATGGTTATATCTGTCCCACTTAAAATACCACCTAAACTAGCACCTGCCACTGGCAATGTATAGTTATTGGCGTTATCCTCTATATTTGTTAACTTTGTTCTTTCTGTTGGGGTAATTATCTGCCCTGACCCTGCATCTGACACATCGTTTAATGCCGTGACACTATACGCGCTTAAATCTTCAATGTATCTGCCATCTAAATCAACAGTTGTTGTTGTTAAATCATTATATGTAAATGTTATTACCCCATTATTGGTATCAAATGCTGCTGATTGAACAAACTTATTTTGCCCAGCTGCTATATTGACGCTTAAATCCCCATTTTCTTTTTCAAATGTCATTATCCCAGTATTGCTATCAAAAGATACTGCGGTTAATTCTTGATTGTCTATTGTTTCTTTAATTATTTTCTCACTAGCTACATTGTCATCGCTTAGTGGGTCTGACCAACCAGTAACGCTAGTTACATCGGGGGTTACTTCTAATCTCATAATTGGTACAAATGGGTTATCATTGGTTCCATCTCCTGCAACTTTAAATCTCTTAAACGCTTCATTTCCATCTAGTACGTTATAACTTTTAAAACTCATTGTTATAGTAGGGCGGCGGCATTATACCACCACCCATTAAACCTATTATGCGGCTGCGACTTCTACCTTGTTTCCTGATAAAACAATACTTGCTGACCCTGCGTCGGTTGCTGTTTTAGCAATTCCAACTGACTGTCCGCCTTCTACGGTATTACCAGTAGTGCCACCATCTAGTAACAATCCTGTTCCTGCGTTAATAACTTCTACGTAGTCACCAGCGGCAACGGTATCAGTAGTTAATACAGTAGCAATACCTTTGTATTGTAAAAAACAGTAATTACCTGAGCTAACAGCTACTTGTGGGGCTACAATAGTAGCACCTGCTGAAGTAGTCTCTGGGGCTTTAGTTGTGACCTCACCATTTACAGTGTTAGAAACTGAAACTTGGTAGGGCTGAAACTGAGTTAATGCTCCACTAGCCTTTACGTAAATATATTCTGGCTTGATTGCGTCTGAGCTTGAAAAGTCTACAAAGCGCACGCCTAAATCATATTTTCGAGCTGAGCTAGGGTTGGTCAAATCGTCTGTATCGATTGAAGTAATGTATGACATGTTTTAATCCTTTCCTTTCTATTATGCAGCTAAATTCTTAAATACACCATTGTAACGTCTAGCACGGCAAATTAAGTTGTAAGCCATAAAGTGCTGAGAAGAAATAACAGCTTGATCCGGTAAGCGTCCTTTAAAATCAACAGGGGCTTTTTTACCTTCAAAACCATACTTGTATTTCAAAGCAAAAGTTGGGCAAGATAAGATATATAGATAGTTATCAGCGGTTACACCATCTTTTGAACCGGGTGAAAAATCATCTACGTACCAGTCAATGCCATTAAACTTACATCCAATAAAACCAGCCTTTAAATCTTCTTGTGAAGTAAATCTTTGCTGTGATTGCTGACTGTTTAAAAACCTAGTTTGTACGTAGTTATTAGATACCATCATGTCTGGCGCGTATGAATCAACGCCAACACCTGCGCCTTGTCCTCTAGCAGTTAATTCATTAACCAAAGCACTTAAATTAGCGTAGTTAATTGTATTGGTGCTTGAATTAATTTCAGTTAGCCAAGTAGTAGGATCGCTTAAATCTGTATTGGTAAGCCCACCATAAGAAATACCGGAATCTGCATAAACATCGGCTAATCCATTAATATTTTTTCCATTACCATCTGCGCCTGAGCCATGTAAAGCTCTAGCAAAGGTTCTTTTTGCTGTTCCTGCTGCCAATCTAACTTTTTCTAGCATTAACGATTTAATAGCATTTTCAGTATCACTTGTACGTGTAATGTCATCTAAAGTAATCGTTACATTAAAGTTTTGATATTTAAAATCAAACTCTGCATAACTTAACTGTTGATTTGCTGATAAATCCAATACATCAAACTTCCCGTCAATAAAACCATCGGCGTTATTTTCTGCAATTTGTACGGGGACTTGTATTTTACTACCACCAGATACATATTCCAAATTGGGTTTTTTTGACATTTTATTGCCAACAGCACTTGCAGTTTGGAATTGATCGGGCATAATTTTGTCCCATGCGTTATGCGCTATTGCATTAGCTTCATCTAATTGTTGCGCTGTATAAGTCATTTTTTTTACTCCTTTTTTATCTTGGTAACAACTGGTTTAACGCTTGCTCAAATTTTACTTAACGCTTGTTCCAACTCTTCGAATGAATTAATTGGGGCATTACTTGCTTGTGCCTTATTTTGGCCAACGGCAACACTTTGAGTGTTAGCGGCTTTTTGTAAGGCATCTTGTGCAGTTTTAGTCCCATGATTTTGCATAATTTTAGATAACGCTTGTGCAGTAAATTTATCCGCCCAATACTCTTGAGGGACGTTACTTTCCTTCATATAGTTAATAAAATTATCTTTGTCATAGGTCACATTATATTTACTAGCCAATTCATCAATCGCTTTAATTTGCGCTTGTTCTTGGTTAGTTTGGTAATGCGATAATGCCTGCTGTTCAATATTTGCTTTCCATTCCATTAATTGTGCAATTTCTGGGCTGGTCTGCTGAGTTTGCGGTTGCGGTTCAGTTGTTCCGGTTCCATTTTTATATCTATCAATGACACCTAACAGCTCATTTCCGATTTGTTCATGATTAAACAATTCTTCAACGGCGGTATAGTCATTTTTGTACTTTTCGAGTTCCTCAATTTGTTTCTTATAATCAGATATTTGTTTATCAAAATCACCTTGACGCTTTTCGTGATATCTTAGTGATTCATACATCTTATTGGGGTCTTTTGCCCAATGCGATTCAAAACGCTTATCCCCCTCCCATGAATTATTAGACTCGCTTTCAACTTGTCCTTGGTTGTCGCTTGGAGTGTCAACGCTATCGCCTTGCCCAAAGGTTACTTGGGTGGCTTCTGGTTGGACTTGTTCCTCTGCAACATCAGCTTGGATGTCTTCTGCCATGATTTCCTCCTAAAAAAATTTAAGATAACTGCTTTTCAAGTTCATAGAATGGATCAGATTTGATTGCACTATCTTCGTCCCTGTTTTCTGGTAATTGCTTACCTGAAATTCGTACAATACAATTATCCAAAGCCATAATAGCCTCTTTAGCGTTACCTTTACTTAAAGCGTCCTTAGCTTCTTCTAACTTAGAAACTAATTCCATCGGAGTATATCCGCCCCAATCCTCTAAAGTATATTGAAGTTTAGATTCTTTATCAGAACCCTTTTCTTCTTTCTTATACTCTTTATTCTCATCGCTTGGCTCTTTACCACCAAACATAATCATAATTCCACCCTTTTTATTGTCTTTGTCCATCTCGTGCCTCCAATAATGCGATTAATTCATCTTTTTTCAGTTTCTTATAATCTACTTTTTCAGCGCTTACTTGTGGCAATTCTGCTTTAGGGCTGTAATCCTCAAACATTGAATCAACTAAAGATTCAGACAAAACTAACATTCCAGAATCAAATTTAATCTTGTAATGCGTCTCGTTATATCCTGATTCACCACGCGGGATGATACCATTGCAAAAAAAAGTCAAAGCAACATTGCTTTTAAGCTGTATTTGCTGACCATATCTTAAGTTCATAATTCCATGTTATAAGATTAGGTAATAAAAATCACGCTTGTTGTTTATAACGCATTTATAATTATTTCTAGTTATTTTATAAAATAAAGGGATGATTATATAGATATAACCTTATATTATATAATAATGGATAACCCATTTATTGGTTACTTAAACAAGTTAAAGAATCAAGCGAAACAAGGCCATAATACTGAACAGTTAAAAAAATACAAGCGGTATTATGATGGCAAAATTGAGCCTGCAACAGGGCAGGATGCAAATGGAAACACTACTTATGGTGCGTCTGAATCTGGGAGTAGTTATTATAATATTGTAAAACCTATTGTAGAGACTAAGGCGACAAGTGCATTGGATGCTATGATTTCAACCAGTGTTAAGCCTGCTAAGTTATCGCATCAGACATTTACTAATTTGAAGCAATTAGAATCTATTGCGGATATTTTAAATGATTGTTGGGAAAACATTAAAAAGAATACTGAATTGCCTAATATAAGCCAAAAGATAATCCGTGATGGTAGTATTTATGGATTGGGTATTGCTAAGGTTTTTTGGAATCAATCACTTGATAATGGTTTAGGTGATGTAAGAATAGAACGTGTTAATCCGTTAGACTTTTTCCCGGAAAGCTCATCAACGACAATAGAAAATTGTAACTACATTTTTGTTCGGCGGGTTATTAGCCGGTTTGAATTGATTAACCAATATAAAAACAGGCCTGATATTTTAAAAAAGATTGATAAGCTATCAAGACCTAGTAATCAAGTACAAGATATGGGCGAACAAACCGATATTGTTAGAACAGGTACTGTTAATAATGGGGATGCTCCTAATACATCTCAATTCTTTGTGACCCGTGGGGATTCGTTACCTAGCAATACTGAATTAAATATTGAATTATGGGAATGTTATTTAAAGGATGATACCGTTTTGGTTCCTTTAGAAAAAGACGACGAGCAAAGCAAGAAACTTAAAAAAGAAGAACGCTTTAAATATCCTAATGGGCGTTTAATTATTTATTCTGGTGAGGAAATTCTTGAAGATAAACCAATCGATTATCCGTTTGGGTTTCCTTTTGCAACGTATACTCAAACACAATCAGATACACTTTTTGGGTCTGGTGATGTTGAAGATTTAATGAGAATACAAGCACGTATAACTAACGCTTACGCTAAGTTACAGGAATTGATAGTTAAATATAAATCGTTTTTGGTATATCAAAAAGGCTCGGTAGATAAGCGAGCAATCGAAAAGCAATTCGATCTTGTAGAAGCTACACCAGGTAGTGCCGGCGCACCGCCTATTTTAGTAACCAATAAACTAACACAAGATATTCAGATAATGCGTCAACATATTGAAGATTTAAAACAAGATGCTTACAAACTAGCTAGAATCAACGAAATTATGATATCTGGTGAACGGCCTGTAGGTGTTAATAGTGGCCAGATGGTTAGAGACTTAATTGAATCGCCTATGTCGTCAATTCGTGAGATGCAACGTAACTTTAAAAACTTTTTAACCGATATTAGCAATAAGGCTATTGTATTGGTTCAACTATACTATAATCAGCCTCGTATTATTAGAATGGCAAGTGGTACTCAATTTGCATCTATTGAACCTGACCAAATGGGTGAAATGGAAATTAATATATACGATCAAGATATGCAATCAAAAGAATTAATGGCTATTGATAGTATTAAATCTGATTTAACCATTGGTGAATATGAAGTTGAAGTGACGGCAGGGAGTGCATTACCACAATCACAAGCCGCTGTTGCGAATACTACTATGCAACTAGCACAACAGGGCATTTTTGGCGATATCAATAACGTTGATGTTAAAGAGTTAATACTAAAAACATTAGATTATCCTAATTACAGAGCAATTATTAATAAGATTAAAGAAGAAACTGACCAATTACAAAACATGCCATTACCTGAACCTAACTTTGCTCAGAATGTTAAAAATGTAAATATGAGCTTAAAAGATATTATCGATATAATTGGTGCATTACCAGTAGATCAACAGACTCAATCAATTAATACTATTATGCAATCTATAGGATTATTGCCTGCTACGCCTCAAATTCCTGAAATGCCAGCAGAACCTAATTTTATTACGGGTATTGGCGTTTAAGGAATTATATAGCCGGTGGCTCAACTGGGGAAGAAAGCCACCGTCTACCCAAAACAACAAACTGAATGAATCAGTGAGTCAATAAAATTATTATAACATATGCTTTTGATTATTTCTACAAATAGTGTATAATATAATTAGTAATCTCATCAGCGTTCCCCCTCATCGCACATTCTAAACATAGGGGGAACAATAAACCTTGTAATACAATAAACAGATTTGGTATAATAAGTATGTTCAACACACACACCTGAGCCTGCCGATCGCTTGTTTTATTAATTTCAAGCTCCTTAT